AACTGCTATGTTAGTAACACAAATATTGTTAGCAAGATTTGCTATGGTATCTTCTGTTGCTGGACAAGCTGGTGCTGCCCGTGGATTAAGTGGTGGTGCTGCTGGTAGTATAACACCAGCTTTAGTTCCATTAACTGGTGGTGCTGGTGGTGCTGGTTGTAGTAGTGTTGGTAATGTAGGAACTTCTGGAAGTATACTTCCAATTTTCTGTTCCCCATTACTTGCTGGCGGTACATCAAATTCACTTGGTGGTTCAGAGGGTCAACATGGTTATTCAACTAGGAAATTCTTTTTTAATTCAAATGAAAGCTTGCCAATGTTTTTTACAGGTGGTTCTGGTGGTGGAAGTGGAGCTACTGGGTCTGGTGCTAATGGTGGTAATGCTTCATTTGGTTGCGGTGGTGGCGGTGGTGGAGCTGGAAATATAATTGGTGGAGCTGGCGGTAATGGTGGTGATGGAATTGTAATAATAACGTGTAGTTAAAATTTTTTTATTAAATGAAATGGACGAAAGAAAATTGTAAAATAGAAGCATTAAAATATAGTTCAAAAAAAGAATTTAGAGAAAATAGCAGTGGAGCTTATCAAATGGCTTATATTAATAAATGGTTTGATGAAATATGTACCCACATGTTTTTTAAACAAAAACCTAAAGATTTTTGGACGAAAGAAAAATGCAAAATAGAAGCATTAAAATATAGTTCAAAAAAAGAATTCCATAAAAATTCAGCAAATATTTATCAGAAATCGTTTAGAGAAGATTGGTTAGATGAAATATGTTCTCATATGGTTTATATTGGTAATAGGTATAAAAGATGTATATATGTTTATGAATTTACAGATAAATCTGTTTATATTGGTTTAACTTATAATTTAAAAGAGAGAAATATAAATCATTTAAAAAAAGAAAATAGTCAAGTTTATAAACATATGAATAAAATGAATTCGAAACCAATATTAAAGCAATTAACAGATTATGTTGGTGCAGCCATAGCATCTAAATTGGAAGGTAAATTTGTTGAACAATATAAAAAAGATGGTTGGGATATTCTGAATAAAATAAAAACTGGTAATTTAGGTGGTGGGAGTAAATTAAATTACACTAAAAAAATATGTTTAGAGGAATCGTTAAAATATAAAACAAGAAATGAGTTTAAGACTAAAAATTCTAGTATTTATAGATTTTCATTAAGAAATGGAATATTAGATGAAATTTGTTCTCATATGAAAAACATAAAAAAAGGTTATTGGAATGACAAAAATAATTGTTTAATTGAAGCAAAAAAATATAACAAAATAAGTGAATTTAAACTAAAAAGTTCTGGTGCTTTTGATTCTTGTGTTAGAAATGGATGGTTACAAGAAGTCTGGGCGATGCGAGAAATAATAACAGTTTCATAAAATAAAGATATGATAGATACATTTAATTTTCCTAATGATAGTTTAAGTAGACAAGTATATTATGCTAATTCAACTGGTGGAGTGTCGTGGCGAATATGGAATAAACCAAACAATGCTAAATTTGTTCAATTTATTCTATTAGGTGGTGGTGGCGGTGCCGCTGGTGGAGTTGGTGGTGGTTCTGGTACGTCTAGACGTGGTGGTGCTGGTGGTGGTTCATCTTCATTAACCACTGGTTTATTTAGTGCTTCAATGCTTCCAGATACTTTATTTGTTCAAGTTGGATTTGGTGGTGCTGGTGGTGCTGGTGGTGGTATTGCTGGTGGTGCTGGTGGTGCTGGTAGTTTATCATATGTTGGTGTTCTACCCGATTCTGGTCATACAAGTATTAATATGTTACTAGTAAGTGGAGCAAACGCTGCTGGTGGTGGTGCAAGTGATGGTACAGCTGGTACTGCTGGTACAGTGTGGGGTGGTGGTATTTTAGATTTTTTCGGTATAGCCAATGTTTATGCTGGTCAAGCTGGTGCTATAGGACAAACAACCGCAGTACCAGCTAATATTACAATTGCTGGTATTACAACAGGTGGTGCTGCTGGTGCTGGACCTAATGGAACCACACCGCAAAATGGTGGTAATATAACTGGTGCTGGATTTATAAACACAGTTTTAGGTGGGCAAAGTTCTGGAGATACTGGTAGTGGTGGTTATATGACTAGTATACCATCATCTAATTTGTCATCTAAACAACCGATGTTATTCACTGGTGGTGCTGGTGGTGCATCTAGTAATTTAGGACCTGGTGGCAATGGAGGTGCTGGGACTTTTGGCTCTGGTGGTGGTGGTGGTGCTGGTGGCTTCACATTACTAGGTGGAGCTGGTGGTCGTGGTGGTGATGGAATTGTAATAATAACGTGTTGGTAATAAAATAAATAAATGAAGGATAATATTAAATTAATTTTAAGGGAAGAACTTTTAAAGATACTTTCTGAGCAAGAAATCAACGAACTAGAACTTTTAAATGAGGGTAGATGGGCAAATATTATTGCTGGTGCTTTAACGTTTTTAAGTGTTGCGGCTGGTAATTTTGGTGAACATAAACCCAATCCATCAATTTTGAATTTAAATAATCAACAAAAGAAAGAAGTTGCTGTTGAACATCTAGATGAATATCAAACATTGGTTAAATCGTTAGATAAATTTCAATCACTAGAATTCAAAACTATGGTTAATCAAGCTAAAGACACTATTTTTATGGCATTGAATCATAAAAATACACCGAATAAGGAAAGTATAATTCAGAAAATAAATAAAACAGTATTTGTTGAAGCTGATGGAAATATAATAGACTCAATAGTGGATGGTAGGGCTGATGGTTTTTTTACGGTATTCAATAACAAAAATTATATTTTCGTAGAAAAAGGGTTAACAAAATCACAAACTGTTCACGTAATAATTCACGAAATGTTTCATGATATCGATTTTTCGGTTGATGATGAGTATGAAAGCAAAAATGAATTTATGGATAAAAATAAGACTAAAAGATTTTCTAAATTAGATTATAATAAAGATTTTAGTAATAACGAAAAAGGGTTAACTAAATATTTAGATAATATAGAATCAATAATTAGAAATATCGATACACTTTCCGTTGATATTAAAAAAATGACTGGTATTGATTACCTAATCGATAGAGATTATATAGATTGGTTGCAATCACCAGAAGAACATTACGCTGAATTACAAGCCATGAAAGATGACTTAGTTAAAATGGGTATTATGTCTAGCTTTAAAGATGATGTAACTACTGATGAAATTAACTTTCTATTAAGCGGTTCTAACCAATCTAAGGCAAAATTTAAAGAGTTCACAAAAAAAGAAGGACTTAGAAATTGGATGGCAATGTTACCATTAATTACAAAAGATAAAGTTAATAATTTAGTTAATTATTTAAATAAATTTTAATAAAAAATGATAGATATATTTAATACACCTAATGATACTTTAAATAACCAAGTATTCTATGTTAGTTCTAGTGGAGCTACTTCATGGCAAATATGGAATAAACCACATAATGCTAAGTTCGTTAAATTATTCGTTCTTGGTAGTGGAGCTGGTGGTGGCGGTGGTGGTACTGGCACTGTAACGCTGGCCCGTGGCGGTGGTGGCGGTGGTGGTACTGGTGCTTTTGCAACTGGTCTATACCCAGCTTCTTTATTACCAGATATTTTATATATCCAAGTAGGTAAAGGTGGTGCTGGTGGTGGTGCTAGTACTATTGGTGTATCTGGCGAATTGACTTATGTTTCATTAACTTCAAGCATAGCAACTGAAGCCATTTTAATGAAAAGTGGTGCTGCTGTGCCAACTGGTGGTGGTGGTAGTAACAGTACATCTGGGGGTGCCGCTGGTGGAGCTGGTACTATATGGGATTTCGCTATTCATATATTTCCACAAATGGGTCAAATTACTGCATCTGCTGGTCAAGCTGGTGTGGTTGGAGGTGCTTCTTCAGCTGTTGGTCCTAATGTTACAATAGCCTTACCAGTGACTGGTGGAGCTGGTGGTTCTGGAGCAAACGCTGCTGGAACTTGGTATGCTGGTGATGATATAACTGGTGCTGGTTGGGTTAATACAATTTTAGGTGGGAAAACTGCTGGTGCTAATGGTAGTGGTGGATATATGTCAGTAATTCCATCATCTAATTCATCAGCTAGTAAACCGATGTTATTCACTGGCGGTGCTGGTGGTGCTGGAAATATAAGTGGTGTTGGAGGATTTGGTGGAAATGCAGCTTATGGTTGTGGTGGTGGAGGCGGTGGTGGAACATCTACTGCTAATGCTGGGGCTGGAGGTTCTGGTGGTAGAGGCGGTGATGGATTAGTAATAATAACGTGTTGGTAATAAAATTATTATGATGCAAGAAATGAGTAAAGAAGAAAAATTCTGGGAAGAATTTATATTAATGGAAGATTCTTTCAAAGCGAGAGAAAAAAAATTAAATGAATTGAATGATACTGATGGTTTATTAAAGTTAAAAACAAAACATGAAGAAGATTTCAAAAAACTAACAATAAAATATAATAGCAAATAAAATGTTCAATACTCATATTCATACATTTAGGGACATAGATGTTCCAGAAAAATTTCTACCTTTACACTTAGTTAGAATATTATCATCTAATATTGGATTTAAATTGATTGGTAGGTTTTTAAACCTACTAAACCCATTTTCAACTGATGATGTTTTTAATAGATATTTAAAATTCATAACAATTGGTAGACTTGGAAGCCAAGAGAAAATTTTTAATGAATGTACAAAAAACTATGACCCAGATACCAAATTCGTTATATTACCAATGGATATGGCCTATATGGGTGCTGGTAAAGTAGAACGTTTATATCCAGAACAAATAAAGGAATTAGCCGAATTAAAGAAAAAATACCCAGAAACGGTAATACCATTTATACATATAGACCCAAGGAGAGCAAATTCATTTCTAAGAGTTAGAACAGCGATAGAACAACAAGGTTTTATGGGTGTTAAGATTTACCCACCAATAGGTTATTTTCCATATGATGAACGATTATATCCGATTTATGATTATTGTCAAAATAATCATATACCAATAATAACACATTGTAGTCCATTCAACCCAGTGCATTTTAAAGGTTCTAAAAAAGAATTGATTGAGTTATTGTCTAAATCAAAAACACCGATAAATACGAAAGGAAAATCTAATAAAGATTTATGTTCACATTTTACTGACCCATCAAATTGGGAATATGTAATGAGAGATTTTCCTAATCTTAAGATTTGTTTAGCACATTTCGGGTCAAGTTATTATTGGGATAAGTTTTTAGATGATTTAGCTTATGATGAAACAAATTGGTTTATTAAGATAAAATCAATGATGTTGAAATATGATAACCTTTACACCGATATTTCTTTCACCATGAATGACGAAGAATATTTCTCATTATTGAAAGTTTTATTAACTAAAGATATAATAAAAGATAAGATTCTATTTGGTTCTGATTACTATATGGTTGAGACCAAAGCTAATGAAAGTAGATTTAGTCTAGATTTAAGGGCATATTTAGGGGAAGCTTTATTTAAGATGATATCGGAAGATAATCCTAATTCATTTTTCAAAAAAGACTAGTCTTCATCATAAAGACCCTTTTTTGGTAGGCATTTTTCACGAATTAACTTTTCGACAAAAGCAAACATTTTAAGACCATTTTCTTCACAATACTTTTTAAGTAGTTCATGACTTTTTGGTGTTATTTTTAAATTTTTATCTCTTTTCATAGCGTTTTTTTTATAAATATCGATATAGTATGATAAAAGTATGACAAAAGGCATAGCAATATTAATATATATTTCGATATCCAATTACTTTTGAAAAAAACCTAATATTTATAATAAAGAAAAGGTTAAAGTAAATAATAACATTTAAAAAACAAAAACAATATGTCACAAAAAGTATTCGTTAGTCCTGGTGTCTATACATCAGAAAAAGATTTAACATTCGTTACAAAACAAGTAGGTGTCACAACTCTTGGTTTGGTAGGTGAGACAACAATCGGTCCAGCTTTCCAACCAATTTTCATTGGCAACTACGGTGAGTTCCAATCATTCTTTGGTGGTCTTAACGCAACCAAGGTAAAAGATAATGGTGCTCCTTTATATGAGTTACCATATATCGCAAAATCATATTTGTCACAATCTAATCAACTATTTGTGACAAGAGTTTTAGGTCTTTCTGGCTACGATGCTGGTTTATCTTGGGGTCTTGTTTTAGATAGTGCGATTGATACGACATCATCGGCATCTACTGGTACATATACTTATACTGGTGGAACACAACCATTAATTACATATTCTGCAACATCTGGTAATACAATACTTAGTTTAGTATCTTCTGACCCAATGGTTCAAGCACTTATTGACGATGGAACATTAACAACTACACTAGCTAATTTATCTCAAAGAGAAATTGGTGTTGAATATACTGTTGGTGCCAATTTTATTAAAACTGGTTCTAGTTTTAGTGGTGCTTCATTTACTATTACAGTAGATGCAAGTGGTACAACTGGTACTGGCGATAAAACTGGTACAACAAGTGGTATTACAGTACATTATTCTGGTGCATCATATTCAGATGTAGAAAATAAAGTTATCGCTTTATTACGTTCTAGAGGTAGTGTAAATGCAACAAGTCAAGTAATTGATTTCGAAATTACAGGTGTAACTGGTAATGTATTATTTGACCCAGCATTATCAACATCAACAACTAATCCATTAGGTATTATTCCATTAAGCGGTGTATCAACAAGACAAGGGACATTTGATTATCAATTAACACTTGATAATACAAAAACCAATTACTTACCAAAAGTATTAGGTAGAACAGCACAAGATGGTAATACAGCTTTATTCGTTGAAGAATTCTACTCTAATTTATTTAAATCACTTAATACTGCTGGTAAAGTTAGAGGTATTAAACAATCACTTATTGAATATCGTACAGAAAATAAAGATTATTTAAATGAATATCAACCAGCGGTAACTCCTTTCGTTGTATCTGAGTTACGTGGTAATAAAGTATTAAGACTTTTCAGACTTCATACTATTTCTGATGGTAATGCGGCTAATGAACAATTCAAAATTTCTATTAGCAACATTAAACCAGATACTAAAGAATTTGACGTATCAGTTAGAGGTTTCTATGATACAGATGCATCTCCTTTAATATTAGAGAAATTCAGCAAATGTGTTATGGACCCAACATCAGCTAACTACATTGGTAGACGAATTGGTACACTTGATGGTGTATACGTTTCTAAATCTTCTTATGTACTTGTTGAATGCGATGATACTACTGATACAAGTGAAGCTTTTCCAGCTGGTTTTGTTGGTTTCCCAATTAGAAATTATCAATCAAATGGTCAATCTCAAGCTGTTAACCCTAACATGTTATACAAAAAAACATATGGCGAATTTGAAAATAAACGTAAATTCTATTTAGGTCTTTCTGAAACTGTAGGTATTGATGCTGACTTCTTTGATTACAAAGGTGTTCCAAATTCAACAACATTAAATATGTGGACTGGTATGACTAAAGGTTTCCATATGGACGTTGATGCTTCTGCTGTAACTATTGACAATGTGACTGTTGTTATCGACAATTCTGGTAATACTTATAGCCCAGTATTTGAATTCGAAACAGGTGACTGGCAATTTAGAACTGAAGCTGGATTAACAATAAATGGAGTTGCTGGACCTTATGAAAGAATCTATGCACGTAAATTCACATTTGCACCTTACGGTGGTTATGATGGATGGGATATTTACAGAACTAGAAGAAGTAATACAGATGCTTTCACTATTAATGGTTCGAAAGGTTCTGTAGGTTTACTTAGTGAAACATTTGCTAATAGAACTCTTTCTAACGGTGATAGAGGTATCAATTCAGATTATTATGCATATTTAGAAGCTATTTGGACATTCAAAAACCCAGAAGCTGTTAATATCAATGTGTTTGCAACACCAGGTATTGATAACATAGACAATACTAACTTAATTGAAGCAACTATTGATATGGTTGAACAAGATAGAGCTGACTCATTGTATATTATGACAACACCAGACTTAGATGGTGGTGGTGCTGTAATGACAACTGAAGATATAACTGACCAATTAGATGGAATGTATGATAGTAACTACTCATGTACTTACTGGCCATGGATTCAAATCAATGACGCTGAAAATAACGTACTTATCTTCGTTCCACCAACACGTGACGTTGTAAGAAACATCGCTTTAACTGACAATATTTCATTCCCATGGTTTGCTGTTGCTGGTATTCAAAGAGGTGATTGTGACGCTATCCAAGCTCGTAAGAAACTAACACTTGCTGAAAGAGATACACTTTACGAAAATAGAATTAACCCAATCGCTACCTTCACATCAGATGGTATCAAAATCTGGGGTAATAAAACTCTTCAAGTTAAAGATACAGCTCTTAACAGAATCAATGTTAGAAGACTTCTATTACAAGCAAGAAAACTTATTTCAGCTGTTTCTATCAGATTGTTATTCGAACAAAATGATACAGTTGTTAGAAACCAATTCTTAAGCCTTGTTAACCCAATCTTAGATAACATTAGAGCTGAAAGAGGTTTAACTGATTTCCGTGTTGTTCTTTCAAACGACCCAGAGGATATCGACAGAAACCAATTAACAGGTCAAATATTCTTGAAACCAACAAGAGCATTAGAGTTTATCCAAGTAGAATTTGTAATCATGAATACAGGTGCATCATTCGATAACATCTAAACGATTATAACTAAAATAAAAAGAGCCTCGTTTAAGGGGCTTTTTTTTATTTTACTAAATATTTATAAATAAAAACTATGACTAAAATTAGAATAACCGAAGCTCAATACACAAGAATTTTATTACACGGAAAACAAGTTCGTTTATTAAAAGAAGAGGCTAAAACTGATATGCCAGTATTACCTAAAAATATCGTTTTTGGCGTAGCTAAGCTTCTTGGTGTGCAACTTACTGGTCATAACAAGAAAGATGCTGAGAATGCATTAAATGACGCTGAAACGATGCGTGACATTAAAAGGTCAATGGAAGATTCAAACAAGAGGGAAGAACTCATGAATGATTTAGAATTAAAGGGTATGAAAAATGCTTCTGAAAGATTTTTAAATTCATCTGATGATTTTGTTAACAAGTTTAATGAACAAGCTAAGATTATTGGTGTTGAAGAAATAAATCTAAGTGGGTTTATGAATGAATTATTATCAAAAAAATAACTAAAATGTAAATATTTTTCAATAGCTTTATATTTATACATAAAGAACTTAGTTTCTTTAAGAAAAAAATAAAAACTGATATATTTATAATAAATAAGAAAAAACTTTAAAACAAATACAACATGGCCGATTTATTAATGAAAATGCCTTTACCTTACGAGCCTAAGAAAAAGAATCGTTGGTTAATTACTTTCCCAGCTGACCTTGGTATCCAACAATGGTGGTTATCTTCAGCTTCAAGACCTTCAATAACACAAAATGAAGTTGAAATTCCTTTCCTTAACACATCTACATGGGTTATTGGTCGTTTTACATGGGAAGCAATCGATGTAGTATTCCGTGACCCAATTGGTCCATCAGCTGCACAAGCTATTATGGAATGGGTTCGTCTACACTCAGAATCAATCACTGGCCGTCAAGGCTACGCTGCTGGTTACAAACGTCCAGTAGAACTTGAAATGCTTGACCCAACGGGTGTTGTTGTTGAAAAATGGTTACTTGATGGAACGATGTTAACTAACGTTGGCTTCGGTGACTTATCAATGGATGATGACGGTATCGCTGAAATCACTGCAACTATGAGATTTGACAGAGCAATCTTATTATTCTAGTATAAGATTAAAAATAAAAAATCCTTATATAGTTTTTATATAAGGATTTTTTATTTTATTTAAGATATTTATAAATAAAAATACTATGAGAAGACACGACAAAAAAAATATTCTGAATAACGCTAATATATTAGCTGAACAAAGATATCTACAAACTAAAGGATTAATAAAAGAATCAGAATTTGGAGATAATAGTCAATTACAAGGACCAACAATCGGTCCTCAAAAAACAGGTGAAGATATTCAAGAACTAGTTTCATCAATACTCAATGATATTAATAATAGATTTGATGGTTCGGACACAACTAGTTTATTCGGTTATATTGATGACATAGTTAAAAAAACATCTGATAATAATCTAATTAGAAAAGAAATTTATAATGGTTTAGGTTCAGCTTTGCAAAAAAGTGATAATCAAAACTTAAGAAATGTTGGTATATCATTAATTAAAACTTATGATGAATAACCTTTTTAAACTAAAATATAATTAAAAGCCACTACTAAGTGGCTTTTTTTTTATACTCTATTTACAAAAAAATTAGGATTCATATATTTATCAATAAAGTTATAACAATTAATAAACAAGTTTTAAAATGGCAGATAAAAAACCAAACGTTTTTCCAAAAACGACACAACAATCACAACCAGAACAACCACAAATTCAACCTCAACATCAATTAACTGATGCCGAAAGGTTCGAATCGTTTCAAGCTGAAAAATTACAAGCTACAAGTGACATTTATTCTAGTGTTAAAGTAAGTTCTAATATGGATAACGAAAGTTATGATTATGTTAGACAAAATGATAGTCTAGAAGCAATGAGACAAAGAGCCTTACAAGAAATGGAAATTAGACAACAAGGTGGTGTTATTCAATACCCAGAATTGGCTGAAAAACCAAAAGCTAGACAAGGTAGTGTAAAAACTGCTGAAGATATCTCAAGAGAGAAAAACGAGGAACAAATGAGACTTCGTGATGAACAATTAAGAATTAATAAAGAAAATATCGAAAGATATCAAGTAAAAGCTAATGAAGCTTCTGCTAGAAATAATACCAATGATGCAACCAACACTGGGTTATATCAAGGTATACAACAAACAACTCAACCAACTATGAACCAAAACACTTCTGGAACACCTAATTACACTCATCCAGTTTCTTTTCCATCAGCTACTTCGCCAGTTATAGCTCCAGTAGCTCAACCAGTAAATTATGGTCAAAACATTCCAACAATTGACCCATATATTTTAGAAATAAGTCAACCTAATTATAACGCACCATTCGATGTCATTCCGTTGCCATCAGAAGGTAAATTATATCGTGATAAAAAAGCTAACATTAGGGTTGCTTATATGACAACTGCTGACGAAAATATTCTTACAAGTCCTAATTTATTAAAATCTGGACAATTTTTAGAAATTCTTATAAATAGAAAAATTCTAGAACCAAGTCTAAGATATAAAGATTTACATGTTGGTGATAGAAATGCTATTATGATTTGGTTAAGAGCAACTGGATATGGAGAAATGTATCCAATTACATTATTAGATGAAAATGATGAACCATTCGATGTTGATGTTAACTTAAATACACTTAAAACTAAAAAATTAGGTGTGGAACCAGATGAAGAGGGTTTATTTGATTTTGTTTTTCCATTATCTAAAATTCACATTAAATTTAAATTATTAACTTGTGGTGATTCTGATGCTATCGAAAGACAATTAGAGTTAGATAAAGAAAATAACTATCCAATTAACAATGCATCGACTTATAATTTAGAAAAGCTTATCGTTGAAGTTAATGGTGATAGAAATAAAAATAATATTAAAGATTTTGCTAGTTGCATTAGACTTAGAGACGCAAAAGAATTAACTGATTATATTACACAGATTGAAAGCGGCTTAGATATGAACATCGAGGTTAAGACTCCTGGAGGTGAGTCTCTTGCCACCTTTCTTCCGCTTAACTTCAACTTTTTTTGGCCTAACAATAGACTATAAAGTACCGTTATTAGAAGAAATTTATATTTGTACTCAACATTTAAAAGGTTTCACATATTCAGATGTTTTAGCAATGCCGACATATGAACGAAGATTTTTCATAGGGTTATTGACTAGAGAAAATCAAAAAAGAGAGGAACAAATTGAACAAATGAATGAAGAAAGTAAGAGTAAAGGTGCCAAAGGTTCAAGACAAACCAAAGTTAGCGGAAACGCTTTAAAATCGAAAATGGCATCTGGTCAAATACCACTTAAATAATAAATGAACAAATACCTATGACTTCCATAGGTATTTTTCATTTTAATGATATTTATAACAAAAGTAACAACATGAAAATTAGACTAACCGAAGCACAGTATAAAGCTTTAGAAGAATATATTGAAGAAGCTAGACAAGCACCAAAGCCAATTTCGTTATCGGCACTTTTTAATGATAATCCTAATGCACAGTTTTTTGCAATAGTTCAAAGGCAAAAAACTGGTGATGAAAATGAATTTTTAATTAAATTGTTTAACGAGAATGGCCATAAGGGATTTATGGATGTAAACCCAGGTACAAAAACTAAAGGTTGTAAGACTACCGCTAATTTTGATACAATTCTTTATGGAAATCAAATTACTATTAATTTTGGTAGTTGCGGTAAATTAGTTGTTAATAATGTTACCGATATAAAATTATTTGCCAATGAAGAAGATGTTAAATCTGATAGGGTTATGGATAGCCAAGAACTTGAACACGATTTAGATACAACAAAAGAAGAATTATTGGATAGATATTACGATATTATGAAAGAAATCCATAATGGTGAAGAAATTTATATTGATACTTTAAGTAAAAAGAAATATGATGGTACTGTAATAAATAAAACACCAGAAATGGTTGTTTTTGAATTAGTTAAACAAGGTAGTAAAGAACAACCACTTATAGTAAGTGTTGATTTGGAATATAGTCCATTTTTAGAAACAGATAAAGGGATTTATTTAATGGCCAATGCCGCTAAAAGAGGTGAAGAAGAAAACAAACAAGAATTTCAGTTGGGAATTGCTAACTTAGATATGTCAGAAAGAGCTAAACCAAAAGAAAAACCATTGAATAAGCCTAATCAAGTATCTAATCAAGAACCGACTGAAGATGATGAAGAAAAACCATTAGTTGAAAAAACACCAGAAGAATTAAAAGCAGATGTTAAAAATAGTTTAGATATGATTTTAAAAGACCCTATTTTAAAATCCGCATTTTATAAACATCCAAGTTTTATGGATTATTTAATAGCAGCTAGCAAAGATAAAAAAGCAACTGGTAGTGGTATTTTACCTACACTTCAACTATTAAATCATTACGGATTAAATAAAATTCATGATGATTTAAATGCAGAATTTATTAATGGACAATCCATTGAATATACACCATTGGTTCCTATTACTATAAATTATATTGAAAATGGTAAAAATGAAATTTTTACCAGAAATCCAGATAAGGTTTATAAAATATTAGTTAGAAATTATAAAACAAACGATAAATATAGAGTTTTAAAAGATGTACAATCAAAATATAAAATACTGATTAAAACATCTACTGAAACCGAAGATGTTTTTAATTGCGATGTAGTGAAATATATTTACGATAAAAATACGGGTGCTAAAGAAGAATTTACAGCTAATGATGTTCAGATTAAAATATCTAGACAATCTGAGGGTTATAGGATTAAAGATAAAAAAAATACAACTAAAACAAATTTAAAACCGATTAAATAATATGCCACCATTAACACCAGCACAAATACAAGCTTTTTTAGCTGCCCAACAAGCGATTACAGCTGCCGCTGCTCTAGAAGCAAAATCTAGGGCTGAAATTAAAAATGCCTTTATTAAACAAGCTAAACTACAACAAGAGGTTAATAGTGGGTTAGATGGTTATTTGGAAGCGTTAAAAACGTTATCTAAAACTCAAAAAACTATAAATGAGAATAAAAAGAAAGAAGGTGAATTACAAAAAGAAATTAGTGAAGCATTTGCTAATCGTGATTTAGAAGCTTTTAAATTAGCAAGAAAAAAATTAGAGGTATTAAAAGAAATTACTGGTGAATTACAGAAACAATCAGATGAACTTAAAGAAGTTGTAAAAGAAGCTAAGGTTGCAAAAATGACTTTTGCTAGTATGACTGTTGGATTAATTAAAGGTTTTAATAAATTACCTGGACTAGTTCAAGATTCTTTTGGTAAAATTAAATCGCTTGGTATTTTTGAAATGGATAAAGCCATTAAAAAATCAACCCTTGAAATGGGTTTATTGGGTAGTCAAGCTAGAGGTTTTAATGATACAGTAAGAGAAGCCGCATTAACTACCAATGAATGGGGAATGGGTGTTCAAGAATTGGCTAAATTACAAAGTTCATATAGTGAAGAATTAGGTAGAACTGTAATGTTAGGTGATGCTGGACTTAAATCTATGAGTGCTTTAGCTGCTGCTACTAGTCTTGGTGTAGAAGGTGCAGCTAAACTAGCTGGTGAAATGGATAATCAAGGTCTTTCCGCTGAACGTACTAGTAAATTTGTTGAACAAACGATGAATGATTCTAGTTCAATGGGCCTTAATGCTACCAAGGTTATTAAAAACATTCAGAGCAACATCAAAATGCTTAATAAATACAATTTTAAGAATGGTGTTAAGGGTTTAGCAAAAATGGCTGAAACAGTTACTAAATTAGGTGTTTCAATGGAATTTGCTAGTGGAATGGCTGATAAATTATTTGATATTGAAGGTGCTGTCGATATGTCAGCACAATTGCAAGTTATGGGTGGTAAATGGGCACAATTAGCTGACCCATTCAAACTTATGTATATGGCTCGTAATGATATGGAAGGTCTTACTAAAGCATTAGGTGAAGCTTCCGAATCTGCTGTTAGTTTTAATAAAACCAAGGGTGAGTTTGAAATATCAGCAATGGAAATGCATAGATTGCGTAAAATAGCTGAACAAACTGGTGTTGCTTATGAGGATTTAGCAACAGCTGGTAAGAATGCACGTAAAATGACTGAGATTAAAAGACAAGGTGGTTTTAAGTTTGGAAAAGATGAACAAGAATTCTTGGCCGCAACTGCTCAATTCAATGAGAAGGGTGAAGCATATGTTATTGATGTAAAAGGAGATAAAAAATTCATTAAAGATTTGGGTGTTAGTTATAATGCTACTATTGCTGCACAAATTAAAGAAAAAAAATCACTTGAAGCAAGAGCAAAAGATGCACAAAGTTTTGACGAAAAGGTAACGAATTTAATCAATATGATTAAAACTACTTTACTTCCAATATCAGATGGGTTGAATGAAGTATTAGGCCCATTGATTAAAGATGTTTTTGCTAGTAAAGATTTTAAAAAGGACATGAAAACTCTAGGTAAAGAAATTGGTGAATTTGTTAAATTTGGTGCTGGTGTAATAAAAACGATAGCTGAAATGGCGTTATATCTTGGTCCAAAAGGAACATTAATAACGGTTTTACTTGGTAAAGGTATTTTAAGTGCTGCTCAATGGATACTTAACGGTATGGCTTTGGCTAAAGGTTTTCAACTAGCTGGTGGTGGAGCTGGTGGTATGGGTGGTATGGCTGGTGGTCTTCGTGCTGTTGGTGGTGGTAGTGGAATGAAAGGTGCTGCAATAGCTGGTGGTTTGGGTATTGGTGGTGTTTTATTAGGGGCTGGTGTTGATGCTACAACTGACAAAGGAAGTACTGCCAATATTCTTGGTAAGGGTGCTGCTGGTGCACTTCAAGGTGCCGCTATGGGTGCTATGTTAGGTCCTATTGGTATGGGTGTTGGTGCATTGATTGGTGGTTTAGCTGGTGGATATATGGCTTATAAATCTAAAGATGAAACTAGTGAAGCACAAGGTGACGCAATGTTTGGTTCACCTATTCATGATGGTGTTGCCTCAATTAAAAGTTCAATTGGTGATTTTAATAAAGCACTTGGTAGTGATTATTCTAAAGGTAGAGGTATTGTCCAGGGTGGAAAGATAACTCCAATTGATAATAAAGATGACCTAATGGCATTTAAACCTAAGGGTCCAGTTGATAATGCATTAAAGGGAAATAATACGTCTGGTACTATTAATCATACATTTGATGATGTAAAAGTTAAGGTTGAAGTAACTGTTAATGGTAGTAGTGGTCAAAGTGCAAAAGAATTATCTGAACTTATATCAAATAATAATCAAGTTAAAAATACTATTGTAAATGCTGTTAATTCAAGTATTGATAGAAATAAAAATCAAAAAATTAAACCAAGTTAATAAAATATATTGAAAATAATTGTTGAAATACTTGTTTTTGTCAAAAAAAAACCGTAAATTTGC